CCGTCGCTGCCGAAGCCGACCGTCCCGCAGACGGACATCAGCAGCCGCGACGTGCGGAAGCTCGACGTGCAGACGCGTTACGAGGTCGAGCGCATGCACCGGCTGCAGGAGGGGAAAGAGAACCGCGACCTGGAGCCCGCTGAGAAGGACTACCCGGCTGCGAACATCTACGGGAACGACGACGAGGGGGACGACTACGAACTCTTTGGAGGGTTCAACTAATGTGGGTCAACAAACATCTGTTCCAGGTCATTCTGGACGACAACAAGCACATGACCGAGCGTGTCGAGCACGCTGAACGCGTCATGGGAGAAATGTTCGGCGGGCAGCACGCGCTGCAGGAGCAGAAGGCCAAGGACGACGTGACCATCGACTGGATGCGTCACCGCATCAATGCTCTCGAAAAGGAGCGCAGCATCCTCCTGATGCGCGCAGCGGGTATCGCGCTGCCCGTGCCGGAAATCGTGCCCACGATGCCCCGGTCAACAGCGCCAGGGTTCGATGCCCTGCCATCGTTCGAAGACGTCGGAGACGGCGAAGCCGCACGTCTCGGTCTTGCGAACGACGAGGCGACGGGCGAACTCATTCACACGAAGTAAACGACCATGCCAAACAACTCGTTCATGTCTGACGGCAATGGAGTGATGGTCCCCCAGGGGCCAGTCTCCGGCACGCCCCTCAACCAAGCCACCGCAGGCACCGGGGTCACGAACCCGGCTGCACCGGCTGCTGCGGCCTTCACCGACCAGCAGCTCCTGGACATGTGGAAACGCTGGAAGAAGGAGTCCTTCGACCAGCGATGGATTTTCGAGCGCCAGTGGATGCGGAACGTCTGGTATATCCTCAATCGCCAGTGGATTTACTTCGACTCGAAGCGCGGCCAGTGGCAGGACAAGCGGCTGGCGAAGTGGATTCCGCGCCCCGTCACGAACATCCTCAAGGATGGTGTCGACGCGGTGCGCGCGAACTTCGCCCTCATCAACTACGGCGCCAACGCGCGCCCCATCGGCAACGCGAACACGAACGTCGTGGCCGCGAGTGTGGCCGACGATTACGGCCCGGTGCTCCACGAGTCCCACAACATGGACTTCGTGATGAACGAGCACGACTTCTGGATGCTCGTCACCGGCAACGCCTTCATCCACACCGCTATCGACAAGGCGCGGAAGAACGGCACCATCGACATCCACCAGGAGACGTGCGCGGCGTGCGGCGTCTCCTCGTCCGAGGTCGACATCGCCAACAACAGTCAGAAGTGCCCGAGCTGTCAGGCGCCTGGACCCTTCTCGCCTGCAGTGGACCCGACGACCGGCCAGCCCGTGCCGCCGACGACACAGGAACTCCCCAAGGGGGTCACCTACGCGCTCTCCCCGTTCGAGCTGGCGTTCCCGCTCATGTATGAACGGTTCGACGACATCCCGTTCACCATCCGCATGCGGTGGCGCGACAAGTCGTATTACGAGCAGCACCCGGAGTTCAAGGACACCTACGCGAAGACGCTCGCCTTCTCGAAGACGCCGCAGGAACGCACGATGCAGATTTTCAAGACGCTGCCGTTCCAGGGCGACATCGGCATCACGCCACCCTACTTCGCGTCGGGCGGCGCCAACGTCGACACGGAAGGCGTGGTCGAATACGACGTCTGGGTGAAGCCGTGCTCGGACTTCCCCGAGGGGCAGGTCATCCGCATTGCGGGCGACTCCGCGCCGGTCATCATCCACTCCGAGCTGGAGTCGCTGCCGGGACCAATCCCCTACCACTCGGCAGACGGCAACCCGCTGTTCACGTTCCACCACACCCGCTACTCGCAAATCGGCGGGCGCGTCATCGGTGCGTCCCTCATTGACCCTGCCGTGCAGAAGCAGGACCAGTTGAACCAGCTCGACTCGCACATGATGATGACCATTGGCCGTATGGCGAACCCCATTTGGCTCGAACCCAAGGGCGCCGAGGTCGAGAAGTTCACGGGCGAGCCGGGGCTCGTCGTGAAGTGGAACCCGCTCGTCGCCGGAGGCAACGCCAAGCCGGAGCGCATTCCCGGCGAGGGCATCAACCCGTCCATCTTCTCCTACCGCGCCCTCATCAAGCAGGAGGCGCAGGAGCTGATGGGTGTCTACGACATTCTGCGCGGCGAGCAGCCCCAGGGAGTCGACGCCTACGCGACGATGTCCCTGCTCCTCGAACGCGCCCAGGGTCGCCACGCCTCGGCCTACAAAGACCGGGGCCGCACCTACAAGGGCTGGTTCAAGGACGCGCTCGAAATCGAACGCGAGTTCGGGGAAGAGACGCAGACGCGTGCGATGATGGCGCCCGGTCGCGGGTGGGCGTTCCAGGAGTTCAAGAAGGCGAACCTCACTGGCGCCTTCGACATCATCATCGAGGATGGCACGTTGACCCCGAAGACGTCGCTCGGGCAGCGCGCTGCCATCGACCACCTCGGCACGATGGGGCTCCTCGACATCAACGACCCCGACCAGAAGATGCAAATCTATCAGGAGTTCGGTATGTCCCGCTTGCTGCCCGCCATCGACGCGCAGGTGCAGGAGGCGTGGAAGAACATGGAGTTGTTCGAGAAGTTCTGGAACGACCCGCAGGCGCAGGCGCAAGCGGTGCAGACGAACGTCACGCCGCTGAATTACAAACGCTGGTATAACCCGCGCATTCACCACAACGAGACGGTGAAGTGGGCGCTCTCTGACGCGGGCCGGAAAATCTTCACCGAGCACCCGCCCGCCGAGCTGATGATTGAAGCCTACCTGATGCAGGTGGACATCGCCATTCAACAAGAGGCAGCGGGCATCCTGGACGCGAACGGCATCCTCGTGCAGCTCGGGGCGCCTCCCGCACCTCCGGGAGCGCCAGGGGCTCCGGGGGCTCCGGGGGCTCCGGCTCCCGGTCAGCCGACACCTCCTGGTGCCCGTCCGACCGACCAGGGGCATCATGGCGCGCGCCAAGCCCTCCGCAACAGCGACCAGAACGCTGCAGGCGTGGGGGCATCCTCGTCCGGTGCCGGGGGCACAGCCGCGTCGGCGGCGGGCCGAGCCCAACAGGTCAAGACGGGGCAGGTGCCCATACCGGGGCAAGCGTAACTTGCAAGTTTCGTGCCAACTATGTCAGACTAGGCTCGTAATGGGCAGGGCAAGAACCGTGCCAGCCGGGTCGCTGGTCAGCCATCGCGGAACTTAGACCGCGTTACCAAAGGAAAATCATGGCCGAAAACGCAGTCGTCGAAGGTCAGCAACCCGCTGGTGAAGCAGGCGCAGGGGCGGCAGCTCCTGGGGCTGGCGCTGCATCAGCACAACCGGGCACAGGAACACCGGCTCCAGCAGCCACGCCAACCGGGGCGACTTCCGGGTTCACTTATGCTGAAGACCGTTCGAAGTGGATTCCTCCGCATCGGTTCAACGAAGTTAGTCAGAAGGCTCGTCAAGTCGAAGCACTGACAACTCAACTCTCGGAAGCTCAACGACGGGTGGAGGCGCTCGCAGGAGTCGCCCCGACCGACGCAGCCGAACAAAAGGCTGCGAACATCAAGGCCGCGCTACTCGAACTGGTCCCGGAACTCCGACCGTTCATTGAACTGTCGCCGGAACAGCGTGACGCTCTCTTGCAAACCCCACAGTTTCTTGCTCGCTCGCAAAGCCAAGAGCAGCGAGGCTGGCAGAAACATGGGAACACGCAGGTGCATTCCATCAGCGACCGTATCGCTGAAGCATTGAACGTGGACGCACTCGATGACGACCAAGTCACCGACGTCCGCGAGAACTTTGCGGGATGGCTGAAAGCCAAGGCGTCAGCGGAACTCGAAGCGACTGGGGGAACGGAAAGTAAGACCCTCGACCGCTACGAGAATGGAGACGAGAAGCTCCTTGATGAGTTCGTTGCTCGCTACACCAAGAACTGGGTTGACCCGGCGCGTCGGCAAGGCGTAGCCCGAACTGTCAACCGGGCTCGTCCCGTTCCCTCCTCGGGGGGACGTCAAGCCGTGTCCACTGTGACCCGGCCGGACAAGTTCAATTCGCTGGACGACCGCATCGAGTTCGCGGCGAAGCTCGCCAAAGAACGAGGCGCGGTGTTCGGTAGGTAAAAAGCATGAGCACAACTCTTAGTTCCTCACCCGGAGTCGGCGCTGACTCCACTGCGGTCTTCGGTCTCTACAAGGATGTCTTCGAAGAGGGCATCGCGGAAGGCGTGAACAACGTCAATCCGCTGACCGACGTCTTCAAGGAAGAGAAAATCGACTACAAGGGCGGCAAGGGTCACACCTTCGTCGCGCATGTGGGTCGTAACCCGAGCCCGATGTTCGTGGCCGAAGACGGCGCGTTCGCGGGTGCGGGCGCACAGCGTCACATCAACGGCACGGTGTCCATCCGCAAGATGATGGCTCGTATCCGTCTGACCCAGGAGTCGATGGACGACAGCGTGTCGTCTGAGGCTGCGTGGCGCAGTGCGAAGAAAGACGAAATGACGCGTATCATCGACGACATCGCCAAACGCGAAGAGTTTGCGCTGTCGTGCGACGGTCGCGGCATCCTCGCCGCAATCGCTGCGGGTTCCTCGGGCACCGTGCTCGAACTCAAGAACCCCGGCAACGTCGCCAACGTGTCGTTCGGCAACCGCTTCGTCCAGGCCGGGATGTTTCTCGCGGCGATTAACCCTGCGGATGGCAGCATTCGCGCGGGTATCGCCAAGGTCATCTCGGTCAACGAGGACGGCACGGACGTCACCATCGACGTCTCGTTCTCGACGCTGACGGCATGGGCGACCAGCGACTACATCGTGCAGGCTGCGAACTCAGGCGTCACGGACGTCCTGGACACCAGCTACGAGCACGCCTACTGGGGTCTCCCGGCCCTGGTCGACGACGGCACGAACCGCGCCAACTACTTCGAGGTGCAGCGGTCCCTCGTTCCGCTCTACAAGTCCTACGTGGTCGCCTCAGCGGGCGCCCTCGCCACGGACGCGATGCAGCGGACGGCTGACGTGCTCTACCAGAAGTTGAACGCCACGGTGGACCGTCTCCTGATGCACCCCTCGGTTCGCCGGGAGTTCATCAAGCTGACGGTGGCCGACCGGCGCTACAACTACGACGCGACCGACAAGCGTCGGACGGACCCCGGCACCAAGGCGTTTGGCGACCCCTCGGGTGACCTGACGTTGGGTGAGGTTCCCGTCACGCCTATCCGCACCCTGGGCCTCGACCAAGTCTACTTTCTGGACACCAAACGGATGTCCGCGAAGCAGTATGTGGCTGAGCCCGGTCGCTTCGTGGACGAGGATGGCAGCATCCTGGTCCGCGACGGTGTCGGTGACAATGCCCGCCACGCGTTCGAAGCGTGGTGGTTCGCGCGCAAGCAGAACTTCGTGGGGAACCCGGCCGTCTGCGCCCGTTGGGATGGCGTGACCGGACAGACCCTCGTGGTTGTGCCCGAGCTGTAACGACCAAGTCCTCGGGGGTGCTTGCTGGACACCGTGCCTTCTGGCCGGGAACACAGTAAAGCCCCCGAGGCAATTCTCTTTAGAGAGGGAGAAGGTGACTTATGGGAATACTTGGAAACTTCCGCGATGCAGTCAATCTGGTGAACCGCACCAGCCGCGAGTTGAACGTGCGCTACGACGGTGAAGACATCACCCTGAAGCCAGGAGAGAACCCCGGCTTCCCGATTGTCGCGGTGCCCTACGCGAAGCGGCAGAACCCGCTCATGGGCTCGAAGCACCCGCTGAACCCACAGAAGTTCATTGCGCTCGTCGGCATCAAGGCGTTCGAGGGTGAGAAGCAGAAGGACGACATCACGCCTATCAGCGACGAGACGCTGGCCCTGGCTGATGCGAAGCTCGAAGTGGTCGACCGCAGCGGCGAGTTCTGGGGCGAGGTCATGGGCAAGCGTGTCCTCCTCCGCAAGAAGCCGTTCGACGCGTTCGAGGCGCAGGTCAGCATGGGCGAGATTGGTGACTCCGGGTTCGCCGGGAACCAGCGAGACTAACGATGCAGTTTCCCAACTACCTACAGTCGGAGAACCGTTGGCATCTGGCCGACCCGCCCGACTGGTGGTTGAAGAAGCTCCTCGACACTGATGCGGAGCTGGTCGTGTTTGCCTCTCGCGTGCGACCGGCATATGTCCTGGCGCGCAGGCGACACGCCAGCTCCGCGATGGTCGAGCTGTCCAACATGGACAAGAACCTCCTTCGCATGTCAGCAGGGATGGACGGAGACATCCTGGCCGACCACAACCTCATCTACGTGCGGCATCTCCTCGGGGATTCTGTGCGCCGCTTCGAGCTGTTCCAGTGGTTGAAGGACCACGACACCTGGGAGGCGGGCGGGGGTGAGGCAATGGCGTCACGCGTCGAGGGCGCCGAGAACCTCGAAGTGGAGCGCAAGCAGAAGACGCTCCTCGACAACATCGACCACCGGGCACGCGATGCCTATCGGTCGTATCAGGCGCGGACAGGACGACGCGTCGGGTTTGCTGCCACATCCCGTGGCCGCGCCACACAAATGCCCGTCCCTGGATTTAGTGGCTCTGCGGCGCCCCCTGCGGCGTTCGTGCGCGACTAACTCCTCCTAGTCGAACTGCTGCAATCGCTGACGTGAAATACACTCGTAACGGACGGCAGCAGGCGAGGTAAGCACATGACCGTAGCAAAGTCTCTCGAAGGCGCCAATCTGGTGTGGCAGCGGGTCAACGAGTTCCTGCTCACCAACAACATCAGCCCTGTGTCGAGCGCCGCATTCCTGCGCTCGCTGAAGCAGTGGCTGGCGACCCAGAAGGGCAACCCGAAGCTCCAGTATGTGAGCTTCTCGGACGTGCATGCCGCCGACGTGGCGACGGTGCCCGAGGTCAGCACGGGCGGGGCGACGTTGTATGCCCTGTTCATTCGCAAGCAGAACACCGCGACCGACTCGTGGTTCAAAATCAACGACAGTGCGACCGTGGCCGGTGGCGCGTCCGGCGCGAACATGACGGTGACCCTGCCGCTGCTCGTCGGCAACGACGAAGTCGCGTGCATCTTCACGCCGGGACTCGTCCTGGCGACCGGCATTCGCGTGGCTGCGGAAACGACCGCTGCGGGCGGCGCCGCGACCTCGACGGGTGACGGCCCGAACGGCTTCGCTATCCTCGGGTAAGACAACTCGTAACCGGGGGGACGGCAGGGGCTGTCCCCCCAATCTTGAAAGGTTCCCCTCCATGTCTGTTCAATTCATCCAGAAGAAATCTGCCGGGACCGAAACGTCCCCAACCTCGATTGCGGACGACGCGACAGGCCGCGCCATCATCGAGAACTACTCGCGCGCTGCGGGTCTCGCGTATGACCGCGCCAGCAACACGTTCAAATACAACGGCAACGACGCCATCAAGGAACTTGTCGCCACCGATGCGACCCAGGCGCTGACGAATAAGTCGGGCCTCATTGTGTCGCAGGAAGCCCTGTTCACCCAGGTCGCCGGGAACAAGACGCACACAGCGGCGTTCACGATTCCGGCTGGTGCGACCATCACGGACATCCTGGTCACCAACACGGTGGTCTGGAACAGCGGCACGTCGGCTACCCTGAAGATTGGCATCCAGGGAGGCGACGACGACTGCTTCTACACCGGCCTCGACGTCAAGACGAAGCCTGCGGCGGGGAAGACGCTCAACTTCTCCAACCCGGCTGCGGCCAACGGTGCGTCGGTCCCGGCGATTGACGGAGGCGCGGCGAACACCCAGTTGGGTGCGACGACCGGCTTCCTCTACAGCGCCACGGCACAGATTGTCGCTGCGGTGCTCACCGACCTGAACGTCAGCGGCACGAACGGGCGCACCCGCGTCACCGTGCTCTACTCGCTGCCGCCTACGGTCATCGCGCCGACCGTCGTCTAAGTTTCAACGGGTGGCATCCTGCGGGGTGCCACCCACTACCCTGCGGGGTAGAAAGGACAGCATCATGCCAGCATCCGGTGGAGACATTCTCGTCGTCCAGAAAGAGGGCGAGCGCCCCTTCTGGCTTGACGTCTATCTCGACGGCTCGACGACCTCCTATACGGCGAAGACCTCGCGCGGCAACAACCACGCGTTCTTCGTGCAGAAGATTACGCTGTCGATTACCACGCACGCGACCGGCAAGTCCGTTGCGGTGCAGGACTCGAACAGCGTGGTCATCTTCAACCACCAGGACACAGCGGCGGCGGTCGGCATCCAGGATGTCTTCCCGCTGGACGCTGGCCCGCACGGTATCAAGCTGACCGAGGGCAAAGACCTCGTCGTCACGCAGACCGGCACGGGCGGGGTGGTCGGAGTGGTTCACATTGAGGGTTATGAGAAGTTGACCCAGACCATCAACGAGAACCTGACCGCGAACAACAAGAACTAGGACCGGCCCATGTATGGCTGTCGTGCAAACCCGGCTCTTTCGGTCCACGCAGCCATACTCCCTCGACCCGTCAGCCTTGAACGCGCAGGATGATGGGGTGCTCTACGAGGTGAATGCGTTTCTAGCGACCCTGGACCCGCGAAACGTGCTCGCGGTCGACACCAGGGTCGTCTCGGTGGGAAAATACGGTGAGTGGACGCACTGCTACACCACCGTGACGTTCTTGCAGTAAAGAAGGTGCCCCATGTTGGTTGGACCCTCCCTCATTGACGCGGCTGAACTCCGGCTCGCCGCTGTCGTCATCTACGACGGGGCAGGTAACCCCGTCACGTCGTTGTCGGGTGCCCACCCGGCGACAGCCGCGCACACGACCGTGGCCTCCTCGGCATCGAGTGTGACCATCCTGGCCGCGAATGCCGCGCGTAAGGGTGCGCGTATCGTCAACAACTCGTCCAAGATTCTCTACCTGACCTTCGGGGCGACGACTACGACCTCGGCGTTCACCTCGAAGCTCGCGTCCGGCGCTGAGCTGGAGATTCCGACCGATGGCTACACGGGCATCGTGTCCGGCCTGTGGTCGAGCGTCAACGGTGATGCCCAGGTGACGGAGCTGGTCTAATGGCAACCCTCGTCTCGGACATCCTCACGCAGGCGCGCAATCAGCTCCAGGAGACGTCTGCCAACTTCTGGAGCGATGACGAACTCGTCTCCATCATGCAGAACGGGGCTGTGGACCTGTGGGGTGGGATTCTCGACCTGCACCAGGACCACTACTTCAAGGTCGACGAGGAGCACCCGATTCTGCTGGCGAACACCAGCGAAATCAGTGGCCTGCCCGAGGACTGCTTCCGCATTCAGCTCATCGAGCCCGCCGACACGACCGTCGACGGCTCGGGGCATCAGGTCATCTTCGTCCCGCGCAAATACAAGGACACCGATTTCGCGGTCGCGCGCACGATTTCCGCTGTCGACCCGTCCTCGTCGGCTTCGCGGATGATTTACTATCAGGTGACGGGGCTCGGGCCACCCATCGAGGCGCCGCACATCGTCACCGCGCCGAAATTGTCGGCTGACCTGAAGCTGCGGGTCGTCTACAACCCGTCGCTGGCGCCGCTGAAGTTCGATTCGAAGAACCCGGTGCCCGGTGGGTCCGACAATGCGCTCAAGGCGTGGACAATCGCCTACGCGCGCGCCAAGGAAACCGACGAACACCAGCCGGACCCAGGCTGGCTGTCGGTCTACGCGACGGAAAAGCAGCTCATTCTCACCCGACTCACGCCGCGCGAGGAGCAGGAGCCGGAAATCGTGGAAGACTTGTTCCAGGGCTTCGGGAGCCTTTGGTAAAGGGACACTATCATGCCGAATAGCATCATTGACGCCATCAAAGGACTCATCGGGGCCGGACCCACGAACCCGAGCGCCCCGAAACCGCTCGACCCGCAGGCGCAGGAGCTGCTGGCGAAGAATCCGAACTCGCTGCCGTCTGAAATCATCCCGGCGATGAGTGGGCGACCACCGGCACACGACATCAACCTGCCCGAGAGCCCGATTGACTCGGCGCGTCGGCGCCTGCAGACCATCATTCAGTCGATTCAGGGGAGCTAACATGGCAACGAACCGACTGACGACGCTGATTGAGCAGTTCGACGCACAGAACTACCTGCTCGCCAGCCGAAACATCGCCTTCACCGACGCGACCCCGACGTTGGGCGAGCTGCGGGCGGCATCGCTGCCCGATACGAGTGAGACGACTATCAATCTCATCGTGTCGATTGCGCGGCACGTCTGGATTCGCAATACGCACGCGACGGCAACCCTCACCGTGAAGTGGACGCCGACGACGGGCTCGATTGCGACCGTGATTGTGCTCGGACCTGGGCACGTCATCTCGTTCTGGGCGCCGACGACGGCTGCGACCTACGGCATCTCCGCTCTGCACCTCACGGGGAGTGTCGCGCTTACGTCCTACGAACTGTTCATCGGAGGGTAACGTGGCGAACCCGGCAGGACCGTTCGTTGTCCGAGGGATGGACACGTATGGCGTCGTGATTGACACGATGCCCGTGGGTTCCCCCGCAACGACCTTCACCCAGACGCAAAACGGCATTCCCGACCCGCTCGGGGAGCGTGGAGCTGTGCGGAAGCGGCCTGGGCTCGTCGAATACACCACCAACGTCGCTGCAGGGGCGATTCTCGGTGGGATTCCGGTGCCCCTGGCGAATACGACGCTCGCCGGGAACCCGACCATCTACCTCGGCAAGGGAGTCCTCTCGTAATGGCGACTATCTACCGAAATTACCTGATTGTGCTCGACGACCCAGTCGCGGCGACCAATCTGGCGGCAGCGAACCCGAGTGGGGTTGATTTGTCGCCGGATGCAGCGGCGATTGCGTATTCGGCGCCGATTGACGAGACCGGCACCGTGCCGTTGGCTCCTCCGCGCATCGACCTCGTCGGTGGACACTCCGCATCGTCGATTCTCGCCACGTCGGCGCTCAGTGCGACGTGGCCTGCCGACTACACGGTCGATGGCGACGGCATTCTCTACCCATTGACCGGGAACGCGTCCGGCACCATCGCGTGGAAGGGCTACTTCTCGTTCAGCGCCCCGGTGACGACGTTCCCGACCCCCTATCCGCTCATCGCGCGTCGGTGGATTGTCGGCTTCGAGTCTGGGTGCAATATCGGGCTCGGGGGCGACTCGACGTCCGACCGAGGCTACAACTGGTCGGCCTCGCGCATGACGGGCGGCAAGGGCTTCGCGTATCGCCGCACGACCCCTGGCACGGTCACGATGACGTATGCCAGTCTCGGCATCACGCCCGACCCGAACTTCGCCTGGGAGACGTTCTACCTCCGCGTCAACCACAACCCGACTGCGGCGACGAAAATCTGGACTGCGACGAACTCGCAGTCGAGCACGCGCAACCTGAGTCTCGCTATCACGACCTCGGGCACCATCCAGGTCATCGAGGGTGCGGCGACGGTGAAGGGCACGTCGTCGCTGAGTCTGACGGCCAACGGCTGGTATCGCATCGACATCTGCTTCAAGTTCGGAGAGGCAGCGGCGGATAGTCGGTCGGGGCTCGCCATTGTCTCGATTCGTGGCGAAGGCCCATCGGTGGACGGCACGGGTGCCTTCACGGGGCCGAATGCGGAGTATCCCATCGGTGGAGGCGCGGGCCTCGTGCTGTCGACGGCTGCGATTGGGGGCGACCTCATCACCAACTCGACGCTCATCGCCACGACGGACTCGACGCTCGACTACGACATCGACGATTGGATTTGCCGTGGGTTGAACCCCATCAACTTCTTCTCGGGGAACATCATCGACGGGGGGTTCCTGGAGAACTCGCCCGACTGGCTCTATGGCTCGCACGTCTTCCAGGTGCGCGCGAGTGGCCTGCGTGCCGATACCAGCGTCAACTGGACCGGGAAGTATGAGAACCTCCTGAACGACTTCGTGGTTCCCGGCGACACGCTGACCTCGTTCATGTCGACGGCAACCTCGGCGTCACGGCTCGCCATCACGACGGACCTGCTACAGGCGATTCCTGACCAGCGGCTTGGGGTTGCAGCGTGGTGCATCGCGGCTTATCAGAACTCCGCGAACACATCCGCGACCGCGCAGCTCGGTTCACAGGCGACTGTTGCTGGCGTCGTGGAGACCGAGGCGCTGAGCACGGTCACCCTTATCAACTCCGGCGCCGGGTTCGTCTCGACCATCCTCATGCAGGGTCTGCCAGCCGGACTGACGCAGCCGACCCCGCTCGACCAGCTCGACTTGATTCTCAACCCTGGCACGATTGGCGGCACCATCAAGATGGCCCTCCTGTCGGTGCAGGTAGAGTGTCTCGGCTACTGGGGACGCGAGGACTTGCCTGCGTCCGTCGATACGCCGCGCCCGAACCCGCAGGTCCACAACTCGCCCTACCCGAAGTCGCAGGCGTCGTTGGCTGTTGCCCCGCCGCCCGCCCCGTTCGTGGTCTACAGCGGACAATACACCGGCACTGGGGCGGGCCAGGAGATTTCCTTCGTCCAGCCGGTGCATTGGATTTTCATCCGCAAGGTTGCCGCCTCGGCGCCGACGCGCCTGTGGTGGTCAACGCGCGTGAGTCCGATGGCAATCGACTCCGCGAATGGCTCGTTGCTCGAAGGCGTGAATGTCTCGGGGCTCTCCCCGACGACGATGAAGTTGTCCGGCACGGATACCGTGCTCAACGGCAACGGGCTCACGTATCAGTATGTCGCGGTCTCGGATACCGCGATGCGCTTCATGTGTAACGCTGAGATGGCGGGCTTCTCGCAGTCGGCGGGCACCGCGCAGAACTTGTGTCTGCTCGCGGACCCGCTGTTCTCCATCGGTGCGGCGTTCGGTGGACGCGAAGCCCCAGACACGGGTGTGAACCAGCAGTGGTATGCGGACAGTGCGATGGCTGCGCTAGTCGCCTCGACCATCACCGGCAACACGACGACGAACAAGTTCACCTGTGGCGTTGGCTCGCTGAACGTCGACTCCAGCGTGCAGCGCACGGGGGTGGGCTCACAGTTCTCGTGCTGGCGAGACACCGACCAGAACGGGGACAGCGGCTCGGTCGACATCCTCACCTACACGGGTGACGGCACGGGTGCGCGCAACATCGCGGTCGCGCTCGGTGGGCGTTCGCCCTTGCTGGCCTTCATCTTCCCCGAGACTTCGGGCGGGTGCGTCTACCGCGACCCCGGCTTCACCGGCACGAACAGTGCGGGCATTGCGGGCACTATCATCACGACCGGCATTACCGGGGGCGACCTCAACCAGATTACCGTCGCCTCGAACCTGAACACGAACGCAGTCGTCTACCACGTCTTCGTCATCGCCGGAGCTATCAACCCTGGCGGCTGGTCGGGACAGGTGGTCGACGTGGCGACCGCGCCGACCGAGCAAGCGGCGCCGGGACCATTCATCCCTGACGTGGTGCGCGGCTGGTATTACAGCGACGAGGCGTTCGCCGGGAACGTGCAGGTGACGACGTTCAACGGACGTCCGCGCCCACCACGCGACTGGGACAAGCTGTCGGCGTTCTCTGCGAAGTTCGGTGGGTCGCCGGGAGCGTCGGTGACGTTCCACAACCACATTATCTACCCCGGCAACGACTACGTGGTCAGCACGGACCAGCCGCCGATTCGGTTGTTCGATGGCGTGACCGACCGGCTCGTCGGCAACATCCCGAACTCGGGTGCGACCATCTCGCAAGCCATCGTCTCGATGCTGCTGAATGCGGGCATCGTCTACTTGACGTCGTTCGACAGCGGCACGACCTCGGCCAACTTCGCCGGTCGCGTGTTCACCTTCAATCCGCTGACGACCGAGCTGGCGCAGTTGTCGACCGGCTTCTCGGCGGGCGAGGTGCCCTACGCGATGGTGTGGCACATGGGGCGCCTGTGGGTCGGGACGAACAAGGGCGACGGCAGCGCCGGGACCATCTACTACATTCGCCCAGGGCTCGACACAGCCTGGACGACGGACCACGTCCTGGCGGCGGGTGGCGCGGTCTCGATGGTCAGCTACCAGGGCGAACTCTACGTCGGCACCGACAACACGGTCGGGAACTTCGCGCACGTTTACAAACGCGATTCGTCGGGCACCTGGACGACCTCGTTGACGGCCACGGGCGGCGCGGCAGCGGTCAACAACCGCTTCCCCTCGATGCTGGTCGACAACGGCTTCATCTACGCGTCCTACTTCAACGCGGACGCGACGAATATCGCCAAAATCTACCAGTTCAACGGGACGGCATGGTCGACGGTCTATAATGGAGCATCGGGCACGCTGCGCCCCTTCATTCTGCTGTTCAAGGCTGTCAAGCAGGTCTTTGCGTATGGCGGCTCGACGACCCAGGCAGCGGCGCTCATCACCACGTCGGACGATGGCGTGACGTGGCTCGACCTCACCGCTGAACTCGTCGGCGCGCAGCGGGCGCCCATCCCGACCGTGGGGCTGGTGCAATAATGGCATTCACACTCATCCAGGCTGGCGCGAACCTCCAGTTCATCAACGAGGACGGGAGTGTGTCGGCGCCGCTGACGTTGCCGCCTGGGGTGACGTTGTCGACGCTGAAGACGCCGCGCTTTCACACGTTCACCGACATCGTCGTCCTGGTCAACACACCCAGTCAGCCGCTGACCATCGACGGCAACGGCATTGTTCGCACCCTGGCACCCTTGCCTCCACGGCTCGCGCCGGTTCTCGCAGCCGTCAACGGGGGCACGTTGTCAGGCACGTATAACGGCGTCCGTTACACGTTCATCGTCACCGATGACTTCGGCAACATCATTGCGGAGTCGGGCTACTCGCCTGCTTCGTCGTCGGTGACGATTACGAACAAGTTTCTCCAGGCGTCGAACCTGGACCTGTCGCCGGACAACATCACGGGGCGGCGGCTCTATCGACCGACGTCCGATGGCGCGGTCCTGTTCGAGTGGATTGACCTCGACGGCAACGTCATCACATCGGTGGCCGATGACCTCTCCGACGCGGAGCTGTCGCTCGTCGCGGCGCCCGTGCTCGGCACGCCACCCTACCTGACGCACATCGCAGACTTCCGAGGACGGCTGTTTGGCGTTCCCGGCGACCAGCACGACTACGTGCTCTACTCCGAGGCGGGCGTGCGCTATGCGTGGCCCGCGTCGAACTCGATTCCCATCGGCGCACTCGGCTCGGACTCGGTCGGCATCACCGCACTGGCGGCGCGCCGGGACGCGCTCGGGTGTGCGCGCCGCGAGCAGATTTGGCAGATTACCGGCACCGGCACACAGAACGTCGACGGCACCATCGACTTCGATACGGTGCGCCTCAGTGAGAACCTCGGCATCCTCGACCAGGGCTCGGTCGCCATCTACCGCGACACGGTGTTCTGGCTCTGGTATGACGGGGTCTACATTTGGAATGACACGGGGCTCCACTCCATCACCGACGACAAGGTGCGGAGCTGGTTCACGAAGGACGACACGTTCAACCGAGAGCTGTTCTCGTCGGCGTTCGCCTACGTGGACCCCATCCGGCTGAAGTATCGCCTGTTCCTGGCAGCGGCGGGCTCGAACGTCATCGACCGCTGGATTGAATACGACCTCAAGACCGGGACGTGGTGGGGGCCGCACAAGACGGACGCGTTCGCGCCGACGTCGGTGTTCTCGCTGGCACCGACCATCACGGGCTCGAACCTGCCCCCGGTCCTGGGCTCGGGCTCGGGCTTCGTGTTCCAGGAGCAGGACACGCGCACCGATGGCGCGGCGACCGCTATCGACTTCGAGGTCATCTCGCAGGCGCACGATGCCGCGTATCCTGACCAGGAGAAGTATTTCGGCAAGCTGTCGATGCTCTACAAGCCAATGGCGTCGGGCACGCTGACGGTGCGCTCGCGCGTCGGTGACCTGGGCACCGCGAACCTGCTCACGCAGACGTTCGACCTGACGAAGGCGCGCGACCGCAAGGGGCGGCTCGGCACCGGCAAATGGATGCTCCTCGAATACGCGAACGCTGAAGTAGGCGTCGACGTGGCGATTGAAGGCTTCGAGCTGGACAACGTCCACACGGTGGGGCGCCGGTAATGGCAAACCGCCCGCAACAGCACAAGCTGTCGTGGCCGCTCACGCCCAAGCAGGTCGTCGACCTCGACGACATGCTGCAGACGCTGTTCAAGGTGCAGCGGAACGTCGTTGTGCAGTCGGCGGCGCTCACCGAGCAGGATGATACCAACGTCACGCTGACGCTGGTCGGGGATTCGGACCATGCGCTCCTGCAGGCTGTGGAGCTGGTCCTCGGGTGGGTCGGGACGCTGTCCCCGGCACGGGGCGGCACCGGCATCGACGCGTCGGGTGCGCTCGACGGACAACTGCTGATTGGGGCGACCAGCGACCACTCGTTGGCCCTGGCGAACCTGACCGCAGGCACGGGCATCACGATTACGAACTCAGCGCACGGCATCACGATTGCGCTGACAGGCGGGGCGACGGCTGACTATGTCGTCGCTAGCGATGGCGCAACCCCAACTCCCGCGCCCCTCGATGACGGGTTCGGGAGCTTCATCTACGTGACGTATACACCATGAGTGATACCTCTCTTAACAAAATCATCCAGTATGGGACGAACGCCGCGCGCATCGCGTTCACGCCCGCACCGGCTGCATCGAGCAAGGTGCTCTACATCTGGTTCGTCACTGACAGCGAGCCCGACACCTACGTGTGGGACGGCTCGGCCTGGGTGAAGATTGTCGGCAGCACCGCTGCGTCCAATCAGGTCATCGCGTCGAACGCGACGTTGGTGGCCGGGACCAGCACCATCGTGCCCGTCTTCATGGAGATTGGCGCGGGCATCTCCTACGAGATTGGCAGCGGCTCCATTCTCGAAATCCTGTCCTCGACACGCGAGCGGTGCGGCAAGATTGTCATCAGCCCAGAGAACGTGCTGGCGATTGGCTCGCAGCCGCTGAACCTCGTCACCGAGGGCACGATTGACTGGTTCTATCCGCTGGTGACGACGAACCCGGTTGACGCGGCACCCGCGCACGCGAAGGGCATCGGCGGCTGGATTCTCAAGAGCTTCCGCTGGCTGCTCAACGGAGGTGCGACCCTGTCGACGTTCTCTAGTGGGTTGCTCTCGTCGGCGGCGGCAGCGGATGATACGTCGAACGGCTCGACGCTGTCATCGAATACGACCGGCGTCCTCATCACGCAGAACGCGAACGGCTACGGCTACGCATTCCGGGTGCCCGCCGACCGCGCGCAACGCGTGCTGCGGCTTTACGCGGGCGTCTTCGAATGCGATGCGGTCCTCACCGTGTCACTGCGAAGCGGAGCCGTGCCGACGAAGACCTACACCTGCACCAACTCGGCCAGCACCACGACGGGGCGCGCGGAGTGCTACAAGATTGCCTACTTCGGTGAACCGGGAGACGAGCTGCTCGTGAGCTACATTGCCGCAAACAAAGCGACGACGACCCCGAACATCAACGTCATCGCCATCACACTCGGGAGTCTGTAACTATGGCTGCTTCACAACTGCTTCTGACCAACGGTGCGACCCCTGCCACTCCAGCGGCGGGGAAGACCATTCTCTTCATCAACGCCAGCAAGCAGCTCGCCACCGTCGATGATGCGGGGCTTGCAGCCGTGTTCCTGGGTGGCAGCGCGAACTATCAGGCCACCCCGACGAACCCGACCGGCACCACGAACACGACCGGCCTGATGATGGGGCTCGCGGGCACGATTACGCCAGCGACCAGCGGGCGCGTCCTGTTTATCATCTCGGGCAACCTACAGAACTCGGGCACGTCGATTGGCAACGGAGCCAAGGCGCAGATTCGCTACGGCACGGGTAGCGCACCCGCGAACGCCGGAGCCCTGACGGGCAACGCAGTCGGCACCACCATCTCCTCGGTGAACGAGTCGACGACCGCGAACACGGTGCAGCCGTTCTCGTGCAATGCCGTGGTCACCGGCCTGACCCCTGGCACGGCTTACTGGATTGACATCACCCTGGCCGCGATTGTGGCGGGCACCGCTGCGGCGACGAACATCTCGATTTCGGCAATCGAGTTCTAAGTCGAGTGAAAGTGGACATTTAGACCCGAAATCGTCCATACTTTAGGACAAGAAGGACACGACGATGGCAACTGGCATGGATTATGCAACCCAGGTTCAGCAACAGTCGGTCGCTGACGCCAAGGCGCGCGAGGCTGCGGCCCTAGCGGCACGCCAGCGCACGGCTGCGAGCACCAACGACCTCTACGCCAGCCAGGGCTATGCGCCGAACAGCAACGGGGGCTTTTCCCCGACTGCGGGCACGTCGCGCGCCCAGGGCATCCAGGACATCGGGAACGAGCAGGAGCAGAAGCTGTTCGATGCCTACATGGGCCTGCTCGGGCCGAATGGCATCATGTCCAGCTCGTCCAGCTCGGGCAGCGGGTCAGGGGCGGGCAGCGCGCCAGCCTACGTGCAGCCGTCGACGGCTGGCGGGGGCACAGGTGGGCGTAGCGTGGCCTCGGTTGCACCGCTGACCATGCCGGACACCTCGCACGCGCAGCAGGCTGCGTATAACGCCGCGAAGGACCAAGTCGGACAGACGTCCCAGGCCGCGCTGCGGGGCTTGCGCTCCGAACTGGGCGCCTCGGGGATGCTCGGCTCGGGCTCACAGTCGATGGCGTCGGCGGGCATCATCAACCAGGGCCAGCAGGAACTGGGCAAGACGACCCGACAGAACGCGCAGCAGACCGCTGACCTCGCAGAGAAGCAGGCAGAGGCGAACCTCAACGCGGGTGTCGCGCAGCGCGGGCAAGACGTCTCGGCGCGCGGCCAGGACATCAGTGCCCAGGTCGCCGCGAACTCGCTGGCGCAGTCAGCGGCAAACGCGCAGAACGACTTCGGGCTCACAGCCTACAAGACGCAAGCGGACATCAATCTAGCCGAGCAGCAGATGCAGCAGCAACGGCTGATGCAGATTCTCTCGGGCATCTCCGGCAAACTGAACGTCGGACTGAGTTACTAACATGAGCGCAGCTAATTCACGTCTCGCACAGATTCTCCTGAGCCTGTCCGGTGGCGCAGCCGACCCGAACCAGTTGGCGGGGGTCGCGCAGTCCGATGAAACCTTCCGTGGCGGCAACCTGGAGAACCTCTGGACCCAGGCGACCGGCCAGGGACGACAGCAAGCGGTGACCGACGAAACCGCCTACGCATCTGACCCGACCAACCCGTTTGCCGCCGAGACCATGCAGAACGGTGGCGCGCTGCGGAGCAAGGTCATGGCTGACGCGATTGACCCGACTGGCGCGATGGGCTTCTACGGCCGCGCGAAGCACAGCGCCCCGCCTTCTCGAATGACTGCCGCCCTTAAAGGACTTGGGAGCTAACATGCCGAATCCTCTCGACGCACTGTCCATCCTCCTCGACCCCAAGGGCGGGCTCTACCAAGATTCAGGGCCGGGAGACATCACCAAGCGGTCGTATCGCAACCCGGCCAACGCTGCGGCCCTGGCGAAGTTCCTCGGCATCCCCGATGACCCGCACGGCTTCCTGTCCGAGGCTGACCTGCAGTCGGCGGCTGACCAGAAGCGCGCAGCGGACATCGAGGCGCAGGTGGCTCCCGAGCGCGTGAAGCAGCAAGGCGCGCTCGCGCTGCAGGGGCAGACCGGCCAGTCGGCGCTCGAACTCGAAAAGCAGAAGGAACAGGGCGCGCAGGAGCTGGCGAACACCGAGTCACAGAACAGCCGCGACTCGCTAGCGGCTATCACGGGCACGGCAGTCGGGGCGGGCGGGGGTGCGAACCCCTCCGCGACCGGCAATGGCGCCTACGACATTCATCCGACCATCAACGACAAGGGCGGCATGTCCATCGGCATGACCCCGAGCAAACCGGCGCAGCAGATTGAAGCGCAGATGCACGCCGCTGCGGCGGGCGCCTCGCGCATTCCGTTCACGCGTGCGATGCTCGACGAACTCGACAAGCAGGGGGCCATTGGGCCGTTCACCAGCCGTGTGGAAAGTGGCGCGGCGGCAACCGGCCTCGACCCGCTGACCGAATACCTCGGGCTCACCCCGAAGGGTAGCTCGCAGGCGTTCAACGCGTTCAAGACGCAGCTCTCGCTGACGAAGTCGAACCTCGCGTATGCTCACGGTGCGGCGCGCGGCGGGTCGTCGCCCGCGATGCAGGCGCGCTTCGACGAGCTGTTCAACCCGAATCAGTCACCGGCCGCATTGCGTGGTGCGCTCGATACGGCCGAGCAGTGGCTGCGGATGTATTCGAGCGCCAAGACGCCCGAGGAATACAACTCGGTCCATGACCAGCTCGAAGCGGGAGCCGGTGGTCTCTAATGCCGAAGAACTCCTTCACGAACGCCGACCTCGCAGACTACGCGCCGCAGCCGCTCGGCATTGCGACCGCTGA